CGGCGGACGTATACCTTTCCCTACCTGTCGCAGACCGCCGCCGCTGGAATAAGCTGGCGCGCCGCTGTATCGACCCCGAGGATATCGACAATCAAATGGCAATGATCGTAGGGCTGACTGAGGCCGCAACCGCAGGCGATGCGCGCGCGGCAACGGTGATCGTCAAGCTGTTGGGCGAGGAAACGCCCCGCGAGGATACCGGCGCCGATCAGCTCGCCCGCGCCGCGGAACTTCTGGAGGGCATCGATGGCGTTATCGAGTAAGCAAACCGAGTATCTCCAGAGCTGCAACCATCGCTGGAATATCAAAATAGGCGCGACAGGCAGCGGCAAAAGCTGGCTGGATTATGCCGTCGTTGTTCCCAAACGTCTGCTGGCACTTCGTGGGCAAGGAGCTGCGGTGATGCTCGGGAACACCCAGGGCACACTTTCCCGCAATATCCTTGACCCAATGCGTGAGATATGGGGCGAGGGCCTTGTCGGTACCATCAGCAGCGATAATACGGCGCTCCTGTTCGGGCGGCGGGTCCATATCCTTGGTGCGGATAATAAAAAACACGTCGCTCGAATCCAGGGCATGACCATCGAATACGCCTATGGCGACGAAATGACTACCTGGAATGAAGAAGTATTCCAGATGCTCAAAAGTCGACTGCGCTGTGGGCACAGCTACTTTGACGGTACGGCCAACCCCGCAGACCCTCACCATTTTGTCAAGCAGTTCATTGACAGTGACGCCGATGTTTACTGCCAAACATCCACCATCGACGATAACCCGTTTTTACCACCCAGTTTTGTAGCGAACCTCAAAACAGAATATGCAGGGACCGTATATTATAACCGCTTCATTCTGGGCCAATGGGCGGCCGCAGAAGGCATCATTTACCGTCTATTTGCCGACAGCATTGCATCTGATGATAAACGATTTCTGTGGCCCGCAGAGACGGCGCCACGGCCATGGAGAGTGCACATCGGCGTAGACTTCGGCGGCAATGGTTCACAGCATGCATTTGTAGCGACGGGCGTGCTGCAGGGATATACCGGATGCATTGGCCTGCAGAGCCGCAGAATCCCTCCGAAAGACACGGATGTATTGTTCCTGCAGGCGAGCACAACTTCATGGGCGTCCAGAAAGCTGGGAATGGGCACTTCTACGCTGAAGTCCAAAGACGCCATGCGCGCGCAGCTTTCCGCGCTTACCGATGCGGAGCGGGCGCAGCTTACGCAGTACACGGGGTTTGACGCAACGGCCATCAACAGCGCGATCCGCCACGGGCGAATCAACGCCGCAACACAGGAAAAAATCTCCATTCTGGACAGTGCTCTGGCTAAAGGTACTATTCCGAACAGCATCACGCTGTACCGCGAGACTTCGCTGAGCTTTTTGGAGCTGGACGGCGGAATCCATGTAACCCGCGACAACATAGGGCGATGCAAAGGCAGAATAATTCCTAACCGTATATTCACTTCGACCAGTTTCCGTCAGCTCGGACTGCCGGGCCGTGACACGGTGATCGAACTGCACGTGCCCGCCGGGTACCATGGCGCGCTGTATATACGGGACCTTGCTCACCCACAGTATAAGCAAAAATGACCGATTTAACGTCAATTATCTTGGCGACCGGGCGGTAGAGTACGCGCTCACGCTGGCGAGTGAAACCCATAAGGAAGATGTGTGCGGGTACGATATCGCCACGTATAACATGGTGTTTCTGGCCCGTCTGCCGTTCGGAGCTCACATGGGGACCAATATCGCTTCTGCGGAGCTCTTTTCAGGACTTTCCAGATGGATCCGCGCACAAAACCGGACACGCCGATACCCAACAGGCATCGATGGATACCATGTCGAGCGCGTCAGCACATCAAACGCTGGTGTTATCGTTACTGCCGGCGCAAACACCGCAGAATATCAATTACAAATTCAACTGATTTTAGAGGAGGCATAACCATGGCGGATACCGCAGCTGCTATCAATCTTGCGAACGGCCTTAAGGCCGACCGTAAGCTCGAAATGATTTTTGTAAATATGGGGACCGGTGAAACCGAAGAGTGGGAGCTTCTTGGCCGCGGCGTAGAGGATGCAAGCGTAGCATTCAATCACGACACGAACCAGACGACCGACATTCTCGGCATTACCGACACGGAGGTAAGCCCCGCAAAGCCTGAGCTCGACCTTGACCCCTGTACCATCCGCGGTGGGCAGAAACTGAGCGCAAAGCTTCTCGACATCGAGCGCCGCAACGCCATTGCAGAGCTGGGCCAGTTCACCATTCTTCATGTGCACTGCTTTCTCGGCACTGCATCCGCATTCACCGCTGAAAAGCACACCAACTGCACGATCGTACCGCAGAGCCTTGGCGGAAGCACCTATGTCGGCATGCCGATGAACGTGTATCTCAGCAATGAAAAAGTCCTCGGCACAGCTACTGTCGCAAACGGCGTTCCTACTTTCACGCCGACCACCGCAGCATAACAGGAGGGATGCGTAATGGCAACGCTTAAAATTGACCTTGGGCTCAAGAGTTTTGAAGTTTGCGACACCGACGGGAATACCCTCGGCACAATCCGTTTTAACCCTTCCGACCCGGGGCTGCTGCCCCGGTGGAAGGACGCCGAGAAGCGCGTGCGCGAATTGGCAAGCACTCCAGAAGGAGAATACGACACGGCGGACGGTCTGGCCATGCTTGACCGCGAGGTGAAAGCGCAAATCGACCATGCTTTCGGCACGCCAGTTTCGGAAGTGTTCTTCCAGCAGGTCAGCAGCCTTGCGATCTGCGAGGACGGCAGCATGGTACTCGACCACGTTCTGCAGGCTGTTGAACCTATTATTCTGGAGGCACAGAAAACTGCACAGGCCAACAGCGAAGCCCGCATTAAAGCGCATACCGGAAAATACGAGGGTAAGGCCATCGGCCTTGCGCCCGAACAGCGGTGAGCGCGTGGAGCCTGCCCACGACCGCGACTGTTGACGGAAAAGAAACGCCCATCCGCTCGGATTTTCGCGCCGTGTTGGATGCACTGGCTGCATTGGATGACTTGGATCTGACAATGCCCGAAAGGGCTGCCGCATGCGTGCGTATACTCTATCCCGAGTGGAAGGATATACAGGATTGGGATGGAGCGTTCAAAGCAGCAATGGAATTTATCAATCTGGGTGAACCCACGCCTGAAAACCAGCCGCCCAAGCCAAAGCTTGTCGACTGGACAAAGGACGCGGGATTGATCGCCCCCGCCATCGATGCGGTGCTCGGATATTCCTGCCGCCGGTGCGATTACCTGCACTGGTGGGAGTTTATCGGAGCATACAGCAGCATCGGGCGGGGGCTTTTTGCTACCGTTGTGGGCATACGAAGCAAACGGATAAAGGGCCAAAAGCTGGAAAAGTACGAGCAGGAATTTGTCCGGGACAACCCGGACCTGATAAGCATTGCACCAACGCTGACCTCGGAGGAGCAGGCATTTTTTGAACGATTGGGGGTGTGAGCATGGCGGACGGAAGAATCGTAATAGACACCAAAATACGCAAAGATCAGGCGTTGAAAGACCTTGCTGTATTGCAAAAAGACGCAAAAAGCACCGCCGCGGAAATAGCTAAGCTCGACCAAAAACTGGCGGCTGCAAAAAGCGATACAAAACTGGCGGACAATCTCCGCCAAGCCCAAAAGGCTGCTGCGGATACCGCTGCGGAGCTTGATAGAGTCAACACAAAGCTGGAAACCGCAAAACAGACAGAACTTGCCAAAATCAAAGCCACACCAGGGTTTCAGAACTTTAAGCCCTCGACGCTCTCAAACATGGCAACAAACAACGCAATGCTCAACAACCCGGAGGCGGTAAAGCAGTCAGAAGCGCTCGCTGCAACGCTTTCGAAACAGGAGGCGGCGGTAAGCGCGGCAAAGGCCGCAGTAGACGCGCATGCACAGAGCACGCAGCATATGGCCGCAGCGCAACAGGTTTTGCGCGAACGGTTGGACGGAATCAATGCCGCAATGGGCGCGCAGCAAATAAAGGCGAGAGCTGCAAGCGCCATGTCGAGCTTTGTGCAGGGTATTTCTTCCTTTGCGGGCAAGGCACACCGCGCTGTCAGCCGACTTTCCGACGGTTTCAAACGCCTTACAGCACGAACCAAGCTGGGTGGAAAGGCAGTGGGACATTTCGGCAGCCGGCTGCGTGAAATTGCGCTCGGTGCATTGATATTTAATGGGATCTCCAAAGCACTGCGCGGCTTCGTGACCGGAATGAACAATGCGCTCACGAAATCCGGCGCATTTACATCTGCCCTTTCCAACCTCAAGGGAGCCGCCCTGAATGCTGCTGCGCCGCTCGTCTCAGCGCTCACTCCAGCCCTGACCGCTATTGCAAATGCCGCAGCAATCGCGCTGTCGTACATCGGCAGGCTATTCGCATTTTTCAGCGGGAAAAGCATTGCAAGCCTGAAATCCACTGCGAAGGCCATGGGCGGAGTGGCCGCCGGTACAAATGCCGCAAAAAAAGCGCTGGCCGGTTTCGACACTATCAACACGCTGGATACCAGTTCCGGTTCTGGTGGTGGCAGCGCATCACCGCCAAGCCTTGCTTACGAGGCAAGCAATCCGTTCCTCGACAGCCTGACGGATGCCATCAAGGGCGGCGATTGGGCCGGAGCCGGTACAATGCTTGCGGACAAGCTCAACAGTATTATTGCCGGCTGGGACGCCTATGGCTGGGGGCAGAAACTGGGCGGGATGCTGCAGAACGGGATATCGTTTGCATTCAGCTTTCTCACCACATTCGATTGGAATGGGCTCGGGGCCAAGCTGGCCGGCTTTGTCAACGGCCTTCTGAACCAGGTGGACGGCGCACAGCTTGGCGCACTCTTCGCATCAAAATTCACGATTGCGATACGTACACTCGGCACTTTTCTCGCGAACCTCGATTGGGCAATGTTGGGCGCACAGATCAGCAGTTTTGCGATTGGCTTTATCGATGCTCTTGCAGAGGCCATTCAAAGTGTGGATTGGGGAAAAATCGGAGAAGGGATATTGGATATGCTCGAGGCCATTGATTGGGCTGGCCTTCTGCGTTCCCTCGGCGGCCTCATTGAGCCGCTGCTGCCATCACTACTGATGGGGTTGGTGATTTTTTCCAGCCTACAGCTGCTCCGTATGTTCGGCGCCCAACTTCTGCCCATGCTGCTGTCTGGGCTTGGCTCCTGCATCAGCACTCTTTTCACAAGCATATTGCCCCATGTCGTCTCCGGCATAGGCACGCTGCTCTCTACCATCGTTGCGGCTATTGGTTTGTGGCCGACAATCCTGCTTGGGCTCGTCATCCTCTTCATTGCCGTTATCGCCAAATGGGGTGACCAGATACAGGCGAAACTGCAGGAGATCGATGCATTTCTGCAAAATATCTTCGTGACTGACTGGAGCCAAAGCTTTGGCATCCTGGGAAATCTGCTGAACGCGTTTTTTGCGAACGTAAAAAACATTTGGAACAGCATCAAACTGATATTCGATGGCATCATCGACTTTATCCGCGGCGTGTTTACGGGAGACTGGGAACGCGCATGGAAAGGAGTCAAAGAAATCTTTGCCGGTATCTTTGGTGCTCTAAAGGCCATCGCACTCGCACCCATCAATGCAATTATAGGCATCCTGAATGGTCTGATCGACTCTATCAACTGGGTCATTGAGAAAGTCAACGGCATATCGTTCACAAACCCGTTTACTGGGAACACGGTAGGCTTTAACTTCCCGAGTATCGGAAAAATCCCCTACCTTGCACAGGGCGCGGTCATTCCGCCGAATCGTGAGTTTATGGCCGTTCTGGGCGACCAGAGCAGCGGCACCAACATCGAAGCCCCGCTGGAGACCATCAAGCAGGCACTGTCCGAAGTGATGACGCAGCAGGGCGGCGGAGACATCAACATCAAATTCACCGGCGACCTTGCCCAGTTGGCACGTGTGCTGCAGCCGGTCATTGAGCGCGAGCAGCACCGCAGAGGCACGAGACTTGTAAAGGGGGTAGTGTGAGGATATGGCTACGCAAGTCCCTTTTCTTCTTGACGGTAAGGCGTATAACGTGCTGGTAACCAGCCACAGCCGCTCATTTTCCATCCTGGACAGCGAAAAAACCGGACGAACCGCCGACGGTGAGATGTTCCGGGACGTCATAGGCACTTTTTACAACTACAAAATGACCATCCGTGCACGGGCAAACGGCGTCGGGGCGGCGGATCTGGACGCTCTGTGGGACATTTTGAGCGAGCCGACCGTATCTCATGTGTGTACATTCCCATACAATCAGGGCACCATCACACAACGCATGTATATCACGAGCGGCGAGCAGGCTCTCATCAGGCTTGACCCAGACCACACGCAATGGGGAGAGATACAGCTGTCATTCGTCGCCATGAGCCCGAGGAGGCGGCCCAAATGAGTATGTACGCGAAATACCTCGACTATCCTGTAGGGGCACAGGAAGCCGGCACAGCCGCTTGGATCGGCGGACAGGGCTTCTGCAGCAGCTCCCGGCTGATGGCGGGAGTGGATGATGTAGCAGTAGCTACACTGGAGCCGGGAGAATGGGTATTGGACGGCAGCCGGACAGTGACCGACGGGGAGCCCACGGCCTGCTGGAGCCTCAACCGGAGCGACGATGATTGCATGTTTGAGACGCCCCCCGAGATAGACATTACCTTCACCGCTCCGTACACCGCAACCGGTCTGACGTTCACGTTCAGCCCGTCCACCGGGCAGTATTGCAGTAAACTGCGGGTGCGGTGGTATAGCGGCACCACGTTGCTGGCTGACACGACAGCAGAGCCTGACGACCCACAGTGGGTACTTACACAGACGGTAGAGAGCTTCGACCGCATCAACATTCAACTGCTGGCGACAAACCACCCCGGGCACTTCGCCAAGCTCACCCAGTTACGTATTGGCCAACTGATTACACTGGACGAAACTGAACTCACCCGGGTACAGTACCTGGCCGAGGTCGACCCGGGGATGACTGAACTTTCGGTGGATGAGTTCACATTGGAGTTCAACGACCGACACGGGCGAGACTACGCACCGCAGGAACACCAGGCAATTGAGCTGTACGTGGATGGCGGCCTGCGGGCCGCGCACTACATACGCACCTCGACCCGGGAAGGCTCGCACTTCTACACTTTCACCACTCAATCCATCCTCGGGCGGCTGGACGACGACTTCTTCGGAGGCATCTACGAGGAAGCCCCTGTGGCAGCTTTGTTAACCGACATCCTGGGAACCATCGAATACAGCCTGGCCGAGGATTTCACCGCCGCCACCATCAGCGGATACCTGCCCATCTGCACGCGCCGGGAAGCACTCCAGCAAGTGGCGCTTTCCATTGGCGCCATGGTTACTACGCAGGGAGGATACGCGGTGCGGTTCATACCACGACCAGACGGAGTGGCATCCACCATCCCGGCATCCCGGATCTTTCCCGGGGCCGGGGTTGAAACCGCCTCCCGGGTTGCTCGCGTAGAGGTGGTCGCACACAGCTACGCTGCCGGGGACGAGACAGAAGAACTCCTGCGCTCAGAACCGATATCCGGAGAGGCTGTGATGTACACTTGGGACGCACCACACTATGGTTATGCTATCACGGGAGGCACATTGGTGGATAGCGGCGCCAACTGGGTGACGATCACCGCCGAGGGCGAAGTCACCCTGACCGGCAAGAAGTACATCCACACCACGCGCACGCTGGCCAAGGCAAATCCGCAGGCACTCGCAGCAGAACGCGGCAATGTGGTGCGGGTGGAGCAGGCCACGCTGCTGACTGTTGAGAACGCCGCAGCGGCGTTGGAGCGGCTGTATGCATTCTATCTGCTACGACAAACCCTGACCGAAGAAATCGTAGTGAATGGGCAACAGGCCGGCGAACGAGTGGTCAGCTACAGCAACTGGGGCCGGAGCATTGACGGGTTCGTCACCCGGATGGAGCAGGACATCACTCGGAGTGCAGTGACCGCCGCAATTACCGTGGTAGGGCTGGAGCTGCCCGCACAAACCGCAGTTGGGTATGCTGGCCAGATGTTTGCTGCCGAGGAGGTAATATTTTGATAGATCTTGTGATTGACCGCACGGAAACAGACGTCCTGCTGGGCAACTCTAAGGGGATATATCAAGCCGAGGACCTCAACCGGGTAGGACAGGCGGTGGAAGAACTGGCTGCACTGCTACCTCAGCTCGATCTACAAACAGCAGTGGCGCCGAAAACCGACTGGGCGCCGCCAGAGGCATATGACCCAGACAAATGGATACGCACAGCAAATATGGCCGTGTATTTGGCGAACGTGACGACCTTACTGTCTACCATGAGGATTCTCGCTCCGGCGGATTTTCCGGTGGACATGAACTTCTTGACCTACCGTGGGGCGAACGCCATAGAGGAAGCGCTCCTGCAAGTGCATGGCCGCATCTGCGGTATTCAAAATGCTTATCAATACAGCGGCGCTGCATACGCCGGAGAGGAGACAGGATTATGACGGATCGAGTACCAGGCGCACCGGGACGGTACACAGCAACCATTACCGCAAGTGACCTGCAAAAACTACAGGCTGGGGAAACTTTCAACATCACTCTAACACGCAACGATGCGCCGATAACCGAGGGAACGCCGTACAGCAAGGCGGCGGTGCTTCCGGATGCATTGGCCTCCGTGTTGTGTCCCGACGTAACAGACCCCAGCCCCGCAGACGCATTTTCTGCGCTGCTGGCTTTGCTGAATGCGATCGGTGCAGACGGTAGTTCAGTAATTGGAATCGAACACGGCGGCACAGGAAAAGCAACTGCTGCTGAAGCACGGGCCGCCCTCGGAGCCGAACCCGCTTTCACAAAAAATACTGCCTTCAACAAGAACTTCGGCACAGCGGCGGGCACCGTGTGCCAGGGCAACGACGACAGGCTTTCCAATGCACGGCGGGCCAGCAATATATCAATGGGCTACGACGGGAATTTGTGGATCAGCTATTCGTGAGGGGTCGGGAGCATGGCGCTATATTACAACAGCAATAACGTTCCGCAATCGAACAATGTATATCACAACAGTAATGCCAGCAACAAGGTTTATCACAACAACAACCTTGTTTGGCAAAAACAATTTTTCATTTACAATAACGGCGTAATAGGGAATAACGGAAATATTTGGGTGCACTGGAGCGCCTATCCCAACAACTACGAATTTAACAAAAATGAAAACGGGAAACTGATAGCCCGCGGCGGTTATGGTGATACGCAGCTAAAAATTATAAGCGGCGGATATAACGTTTCCGGATACAGTATGTTGCACGTTGTGGGAAATTATGAACTGAACATAGCAAACTACGGTGAGGATTGGTTCGGGCTTTCCAGCGTTGCAAATGACTATAACCCGAATATTTGCAATCAGTATATGAAGATAGGCGACACAGCAAAGAGTTTTCACCTTCAAATCCCGTTCAGTTTTAACGGCACAGCTTATTTTAACTGGCGATTCCTGACGTTCCACAAGATGTACATATCACAAATTTATGTTGTATAGGAGGTACACAAAATGCTGAAAATCACACTGGAAAACGGCAGCGCCTACGAGGCGCTGCACGAGACCGCATGTTACCCGTCCGTGTCTACCACGGCGCGCAGTTATCTAGAAGTCCACATGTCGGCGGACGCAATGACGCTGGACGAGTTCTATGAACTTATGACAGACAGCGAGGCGACAAAGAAAATCACCTTGCAGAACATCGACGCAGAAGATCCGAAAAAAGAGTACACCAACATTTATGCGGACTTCACATATCCGCGTTCTATTGGCAAACAGTGCGTGACGAAAGTGAATTATGCGACAGGTGAACCTGTCGAGGAAGTGCACCTCGTTGCCACGCTGGAACAGCTCACATTCGTGGAGCGCCAGCTTGCCGCACTGGGGCTGTAAAGGAGGCATGGCGTATGGCAATTTTTAAGGGCCGCGTGCGGGTGCGGTACGGGTACAGCCGGTGGGGCTATACCCGGAACAACGGCAAGGGCTGGCATGGCGGCAGCGATGAGGAAGGATTAGATAGCACCACCATCCTGATGCCTGATTATAAGGGCAAAAGCATTTCCGGGCGGGTTATTACAGCCCGCAAAGTGGACATGTCCACAGGCAGCAAAACGTGGGAATGGGGCTGGTATGTGTGCGTGGAGCTGGACGCGGGCCAGACGCCGGACGCGGTGAACTACCTGTATTTCTGCCACAACGCGCGGAATCTGGTATCCGTGGGCCAGCGGGTGAAAAGCGGCGACGCGCTGGCGGTGATGGGCAGCACGGGCAACGCGTCGCTGGCAAGCCCGCCCTTTGCGCACTGCCATTTCGAGGTGCGGGCCACAGCCGCCGGGGCGGGGCTTGACCCAACGGCATACACCGGGCACCCCAACGCTGTGGGTACATATGGTGAAGCAATCGGCGAAACGGAGGAAAGCGACATGAAGTTTCTGGAAGTGACGAGCGGCAAATGTGAGGTGTTCACCGCGCCCGATGTGAATGCGGTGGACAAGCACTATAACGGCGGAAATGACTCTACGGCAAATCATTACGCCGCCCTGCTTGCCCAGGTGCAGGCGGCACAGGATGCGGCGGCCCGCCGGGCCGAAGAGCTGGCCCGGCAAAAACAGCAGGCGGCGCAGGCCGCCTATGACAAAAACATGGGATACCTGAACGAGGCATATGCAAACCGCAACAATTTGCTGCAGCAGAACTACAACGATGCGCTGGCACAGCTGCAGGCCAGCTATGACAGCGGTGCGCGCGGGGTGAACCGGAACGCCGACAGCGCCCAGCAGCAGGCGTATATCAACTATATGATGAGCAAGCGTGACCTTCCCCAGGCGCTGGCGGCGCAGGGGCTGACGGGGGGCATGTCGGAAAGTGCGCTGGCGGGCATGTACAATTCCTACGGAAACAACCGAAACACGATTGACCGCGGGCGCAACGAAAGCCTTGCAGCGCTGCTTGACACCTTGAACAGCAATCGATCTTCGGCGCTGCAGAGCTACAACAGCCAGCTTTCGGCGGCCGAGCAGCAAAAAATGGCATACCAGATGCAATTGGAGCAGGCCCTCGCCAACGGCAGCGCCGAAATTCTGCAAAACAAGTATGATACGCTGCAGAATCTGGACAACGCCTATGCACAGCAGATTCTTGCCTTGCAGCAGGCGGCGGCCCAGGCGGCCGATCGGGC